TAAACTTCTGTTCGGTCACATTCATATTGCCAGTTTCTACACTTTCCACAGACATCTTGTAAATTTCATTCTGCATGTTGGCCAGTTCGGAGTAGAGCTGTTTTAGCTGTGTGTCCTGCTCTTCTGTGAGTTCTTGATTCTGTGATATTCGGATCAACTGTGCTGCCTGCTGCTGGATCTTGAAGCTTTTAATGGCAAGCTCACTGATCTGACGATAGTTAAGTGGTTTTAATTTGACAGTTAACTGATCTAGATCCACGGTGTTGACATAGTTCTGACCAGCATAGTAGTCAATAATTTTGACCAAATCTAGTTCATATTCGTTTTCTGTAGAGCAGGCACTACAAGTGTGTGCTACAGTCATAGCACTGCCATAGGTGGCAATGCGTATGGCCACCAGCAAGAGATTGGTGTCAATAGTGCTGATGTCCCAACCGTCTTTGATGCTGGGGCAACAGCTTTCCATGATCTTGACCACACTTTCACCGCTGAGCAGGGCATCTGGAGTTTTGGCCATGATTTCGTCCATGCCAGTCATACCGTAGATAGGCAGTTTATTCGCATCGCCCTGTATAGTACCGGGCTTGGTAAAGATGCCCTTGCTGGGCAATTTGATATAGATCTTCGGCTGTCTAAAATATTGTTGTAGTGGATTAGTCATAGGGACTCCCTGTAGTCGTGTATTTATATGCGCACTTTTTAGGTATTTTTATTTTGGCGTGTAGGTCTGATAAATATATCATCTATGAAAATCCTAGACATCATCTCCGAACGTACTGTAGTATCTCCCGGTAGTTTATCTGCCAGAGCCGCTGCTAGAAACGCACCATCTGCTGCACCTGCCGCGGCAGCCGCAAGCAATGCTAAATCAATGAACTTTTTCCAACGAGTACAGGCTCGTGCCACAGCGGCCAAGACAAAAGCACCTGATATTATCGACAAATGGCAGGTCACTATTGGTTTCTGGGCCAAGGTCCTATGGGTATTAGGTGTGCTGGATTCAGCAGGCACATTGGTTTGGAATCTACATAATGCCGAGGAAGAATACAAAAACGATCCTACTATAACTGAAGAAGATTTCAAACACTACAGAGAACTTTACTTTGGTCAGTTTACAGCAGCTATTCTATTGCCAGCATTGGCTAGCAAACTACGCCTTGCCGGCGCAGTTAATGGAGTAGTCCGTCTGATTGTTGGTTTCGTCACTGGTGGCGGAGCAGTTGCAGCGGCTATAGGCAGTGGTGGTCTTGCCGCAGCACCAGCTCTTGCTGGACTCTTTGCAGAACAGGCATTTTTCACTGCGTTGTCTGTATGGTTAGGGTCGCCCGCAGCACAGGAATGGATTGCTGGACATCTAGTTAAACCATTGATCTATGTTGGTTATGTACCAGAAGCTATCTGGAGTGAACTGTACAAACAGGTTACAGGTACTGATGTTTATAAAGATGATGCTGAAAAGAAAGCTGCCGTGACAAAAGACAAAGCAGCTAAAGGTGATCCGGCAGCTCAATCTCAGATTGCTAGCACTAGTGCAGCAGCCGCAGCTGATGCAAATCAAGTTAGTGTAGCTGGTATGGTTATAACTAATGCAGATGGCTCGCCAAAAATGAGTGCTATCAATTCTTACCCAGTTCAACAGGTTATTCAAAACTATCCAGATGCTAAACAAAAAGTTGATGCTGTTCTAGCACGTGGTCAGTCTAAATCACAGTCAACTACTCCACCGGAAAGCTCTAGCAGTTATAGCAATCTAAGCAATCCTTACTACTAAAATCAAAATATACACACTTTATTAATCCTATAAATATATTATATTTCTAGGATTTTTTTATGGCCGATCCAGGTTCAAGACCACTGACTGACGACGAAATGCGTCGACAAGCCGAGATAACGGCCAAAGTATTCAAAGCTAATGGTATCGGGTTAGGCAGTGCCGCTGGCGGAGGAGTCAACAGCTTTATCAGCGGTTTTGGGGGAGTAACTGCAAGTCTTGACTCTGCAGCAAAACCTTTAGAAATAGGTCTTAGAACAGCTGGCGCCGGCGCAGCAGAAGCAGCTTTAGTGTTTAACGGCCTTAAAACTGCCATTCATGATAATTTAGGTACCTGGAGAGAACTCAGTGCTGCTGGAGCAAATTTTGACAATGATATTGTGTCAATGGCTACTTCTGCTAGTGTGGCGAGACTATCGCTTTCTGAATATTCAGATTTAATCAAAGAGCAAGGTCCAGGTCTTGCAGTATTAGGTGGTAATGTTGCTAAAGGAGCTCAAGAATTTAGTAAGCTCAGTAATAGCATGTTTGCGTTTGATTCTGAGTTAGGCCCAGTGACGCAAAGATTGCAAGAAATGGGTTTTGCAAATACTGAACTCAATGAAACACTAGCATCGGTGATTAGTTTTCAACGAACAAACGCAGTAGCTGGCTCGCAAGCCGGCAAAGATGCTGTAGACTCAACACAGAAACTAGCATTTGAAATGGATAAAGTTGCTAAACTCACTGGTGTAAATCGTAAAAACTTAGAAGAAGAAAATAGAAAGGCCGCATTAGATTCTCAAATTCAAGCAAGATTTAAATTAATGGAACTTGATGATGCTAAAAATGGCACAAATTATGCAAAAGCAGCAAGAGAGCAATATTTAAGACAATTAGATTTCACTAAAGCAGCCGGCGGTGAAGGTGCAGTTGCTGCCTTTAAAGATGCATTTGCTAATGAAGGAGCACTGACTTCTCAAAAAACCGCACAATATGTTAGTATATTAGGTGATCAAGGCCAAGCAATACTTGATTCTGCAAAAGCAGTTGGCGAAGGCAATGCAGAAGCAGTTACTGCCGCCCAGAATAAATTTCTTGCAGGCGCAGAAAAGAATGACAATGATCGAACACTATTACTCGCAAGAACGCAAGGCAACAGGAATCCCCTAAATGAGTCTGTACTTGATCCTAATTTCAAAGCTACTAAATCCTATACTGATATTGTAACTGCTATTAGATCTGATCCCCAGTTTAAAAATGCAAGTCCAGAAGTTATAGCAGCAGAAGCAATAAAACAATCAAAAGCTGCTGATACACCAACTGCTGGTTCGGGAAGTACTGCGGCAATTATAGCTGTACAAAATAAGTACAACGACATACTTGCTACGGCTATGCGAGGAATAGCAACGCCGTTAAATGATAAGATTGCGCCAACGTTATCTGCTATGGCTGACAAATATCTAAGACGTACTCCCGAGGCAGATGCTAAACAAGTTGCAGAAGAAACTCTTAGAGGAACACAAGGCAAAGGAACTAATGTACCTGTGCCAGGTGAAAGTCCAGCCGATGCTGTTAAAAGACAAATACAGGGCATGCGTTCCACTAGTACTACAGGCGATCTACTAGGAGAAATTGGTAATAAAATTGGTCAGATTGCTAACATGACTGTGGGTACTGTAACTTCATTGACTATTGACGGTAAAGGAATTAAAGGCGAAGCAGAAGGATCTAAAGATGTGTGGGGTTCGTGGTTTGGTGGTCCTAGTGGTCTAGCCAATATTCGCGAAAATGGTCCTGAAGCTGTTGTACCGTTTGGCAAGATTAACGAATTTGTCAACGACATGCGGGGTAAAATACCCAGTGCTGGTCCAGATTTATCAGGAGTATCTAGTCAGCTTAGCCAATTATTACCGCAGGCTCAAGCAGCAATTCCTAACGTATCCAATGTGTTTTCTGGAAATCAAGGCGCAACCTTATCTGACGTGGTAGAGTCCCTAGATAAGTTAAATAAGTCTAACGGAATGATGATATCATATTTGGAAACTATTAGCAACTACAGTGGCAAGCAGGTAAAAGCTACTCGTGGCATGTCAAATAATAGATTCGATTGATAGATAAGGATAAACAATGAGCTGGAAAAAGTACTTCACGCCAGTACCTGTAAATGGACAAAACCTGGGACCAATTAGTGGTCAAAATTCAGGCACACGTCCTGGACCAGCTAGAGCCAACTATTCTAGCTATTTGCCCGATGTTTACTCAGGCAGTCCTAATCGACTAGAACGCTATCAGCAGTATGAAGTTATGGATAGTGATCCAGAAGTTAATGCGGCCTTAGATATCCTTGCAGAATTCTGCACACAAAAATTAAAAGATTCAAAAAGCGCCTTTTCAGTCAAGTGGCGCAACAAAGCTACTAACGCTGAAGTTAAGATTCTAGGTGAATACCTACAGCAGTGGAACAAACTACAGCAGTTTGACACACGTATATTCCGTATTGTACGTAATGTATTCAAATACGGCGATGCTTTCTTTATCCGTGATCCCGAAAATCAAAAATGGAACTACATTGATTCTAGCAATCTAGTCAAGATCATTGTTAACGAAAGTGAAGGTAAGAAACCTGAGCAGTATGTAGTCAAGGATCTAGCACCTAACTTTATTAATCTAGTAGCCACACAGATAACACCTAATATTAATCCTCGACAAACCGGAGGCGGTCCTGTACCTGCCAGCGGATATCTAGGACAAGGTGCTAGCCAACAGGGCTCAACAGGTGGCGGAAGTACTTCAAGCAGTAACCGTTTTGGCCTGCAGATGAAAGAAGATGCCATTGATGCCAAACACATGGTACATCTAAGTCTGTCAGAAGGCCTAGATCAAAATTTCCCATTTGGCAACAGTCTACTAGAAAACGTATTCAAAGTCTACAAACAGAAAGAACTATTAGAAGATGCTATTCTAATCTATCGTATACAACGTGCTCCAGAGCGCAGAGTATTCAGTATTGACGTAGGTAATATGCCCAGCCACCTTGCTATGGCATTTGTGGAACGTGTTAAAAATGAAATACATCAACGCCGCATTCCATCGCAAACTGGTGGTGGACAGAATGTTATAGACAGTGCGTACAATCCGTTGAGTATTAACGAAGACTACTACTTCCCTAAGACAGCAGATGGTAAAGGATCAGATGTTAAGATCCTAGAAGGCGGTAAAAACATTGGCGAAATTGACGACCTACGCTACTTTACCAACAAACTATTCCGTGGACTACGTATTCCTTCAAGCTATTTGCCCACAGGACAAGAAGATAGTCAAGCAAGTTTTAATGATGGTCGTGTAGGCACAGCATATATTCAAGAATTGCGTTTTAACAAGTATTGTGAACGCTTGCAGTCTATGCTTACTGAAGTATTTGACCAAGAATTCAAGATGTTTATGTACTCAAAAGGCATGAACATTGACAGCAATCTATTTGAATTACAGTTTAATCCACCAATGAACTTTGCAAGTAGTCGTCAAGCAACCATTGATGCAGAGCGTATTAACACATTTAATACAATTCAAGCAGTTCCTTACATGAGT